TTGGCTTCTGCTTCAGGCTCAAATCTATTTACGGCCAATTTTAAGCTTTCCGAACCAGCCAATGTTGCTTTGATTGATTCAGTCGTAGAGGACTTGACGTCCATTTGAACATTCAAATTATTTTGGTCCATCCCGAGGAGTTTTGTCCTTCTGTCCATTATCCCGAGTACTTGTTGTATTGCCTTCAAGTCTGGCTCAACAGCGACTTCCGACCCATCATCCATAACAACTCTTCTATGCTGCGTAAGGGGCCAAATTGCTTGCTGAAGATTATCTAGACGTTCAAGTTCTAAACGCAACACTTCTGGATATGCAAGAAGCGTCTCGCTATTCATTTTTTGTAATTGTCTTTGAATGGCACGTGAGACAATGCTTGTGGTTACACCAAATCGACGCGCAATCTCGCTAGTGGATGTCCCAGCTTGGCGTAATTTAAAAATGCGCATGTCTCTGTCACTAATAAATTCTCGCGTTGAGATTTTATTTGACTTTTCATCACTCATACAATCATCTTAGACTGTTCTAATACTTCAAACGGGAAGCGTTTCCCACGTTTTATCTTTATCGGCCATGGCCTCTCATCGCGAGCCCCCCTAAAGTGTCTAACGTCGTACACATATGGTTCCGCCGAGGTTGGGTCGGGCTGTAGTGATATTCCAAATTCTGGCCACCTGGACCAAACAGCAGAACCAAATGGTCTTAGGTCCCTAGATGACATAGTCGTTCCCAGCGGTGCATGATGCTCTAACCAGAGTGCACATTTATAAACAGTACGAATTGTGTCTAAGTATTTTGCTAGCTCAACAGCAAGAGCTTCCGATGTCCTGCCGCCTGGGTCAACAAAGGCTTTATATAGCGGACCTATTAATAAAATATCTGGTTTTACTTTATCAATTGCTTCTTCCAGAATTGCTCTGTCAGTAGCTTTCAGTAAATCCATACCAGCAGGCTTAGTCAATATCGAAGCCTGTACCTGACGCACCCTTCCCATACTCATGGCATTATTTATTATTGACGTAGACATTCTGCGAATAATTCTTTCTGGATTTTCTAAGTCAACAGTAAGCGTGGTCACTGGTTTCATTGACTGAAACGTAAATGGATGTATACCAGATGATGCACATAGAGCAATTTGCCGTGCAAGCATGGTCTTTCCGACACCCTCGGCCGCAACAACAATTACCCGTTCTCCACGTTCAACTAAATTTGGGATAACCCAATCATATGTATCGCTACTTGATTCATTGATAAAATCATTCCATTGGATAAGTCGGCCAGGGTCACCAGGGTCAACTATTGTCGATGCCGCGATGATTAATGATGACTTTGAAATTTTTTGCTGAGAATCTAAATCATCTCGACCGAGTACTTCTTTGAGTCGAACTATTGCTAAATCTTTTGGGTTCAATTCTGATATTTCTGCTTCGACAACTTGTGGCTCTAGTGGAATTAAATCAGAAAGAGTTAAGCCTGCGGCTATGTGGTCAGTTACGTCTTTGGCTTTAGGGGAAATCCATATTTGTGCATCACATCCAGCTTTTACTAACTCTTCAAGAACTTGTTGAGCGTGTAATTTGCCAGGCTGGTCATTGTCAGCGATGATTTCCACCAAAGCACCAGACACGGCCTCGGTATGTATGTCCAGCCACTTCCCTGCACCACCTGGCATTGTTGTTGCGCATAGCCCCATATCTATAAGTGTGTTTGCATCTTTTTCGCCCTCTACTACCCAAATGGGTTGCCCGTTTTTGCGAGCATCTATGACGGCGGGTAAATTGTATAAAACTTTTGGTGTATCCCCTAATGAATAAACCCATCCATTGTTGCCGTCTGGTTTTCGTTGTCTAAAGGTCTTGACGCCATCTTGGTTGGCATATCGGACTTTTTGAAAAAGTAGATGACCATGCTCATCCGTAAAATCATACGACGCAACAAATTTTAATTTCTCTTTTCTTTCAGTGCGTTCTTCTTTTGGAGGCATCAAGTCTTGAATCTTCAAACCAACCGCTGCACATATTTGATTTACGTCGCAACCTCCACCTCTGTGGCAGGTCACCAATATTCTTCCATCAGTGCCTTCAGCAATTGAAAGAGATGGGTTGTTGTCGTCATTTCTACACGGGCATTTTGCTTGCCATCCGGAACCTGTTTGCTTGACAGCAGTTAAACGTGTGAGAAAATTTTCAGCTATTGGGCCAGGGTTTGACATATCAACTAGGGTCCTGAATCTTATTCCGCCTAAGAAAACTCTTTGGCTGTAGTGCAAGCGATTCACCATTTGCACTTCTATTGCCTAGACCTGGCACAAATATCGTGCCCTCGCGAAATAAAGTTATGTTTCTTTCCACTCTTATCGAGGCTCTTTCTAATTCGGTTTTCCCGCCCCAAATTCCATACGGTTCATTTACGAGAGAGTAGTCCAAGCAATCATCTTTTAATTCACAGGTCTTGCATATTGCAACTGCAGTTTGCGTTCTTTTTTTTTGTCGAAGGAGTTCGTCACGTTTGGTCCCTCTTTCATGACGAGGAAACCACATACCCGTTTCTTTTCCAAGACACTTTGCGTCCACGGATACGGTTTTGAATAATTTGCTAACACTGTTCATAGGACCCCGTTTTGATTGTGTTTATAGTTTCATCAGCCTAGCCACGTCCCCCGAAGAAAGAAAAATTATCGCATAATTTATTTCCAAATTTCCATTTACGTCACTAGATACAATATCCACAGCATCGAGGGGGACCTCAAACCTTGAAGATATGACTGCGCGAGTTTTGCTTAGGTTGATTTCACTAGTTGCCATATGTGGGGATGTATCAACATATGGCGCACGTCCTCCGCGAGAGAGAGCACTGATTTCTTTTGTTCTTACATCAACCCTTAGGCACCATGCACAAGCAAGACTTGGAGTAGATGATGCCCTATCCCTTATCTCGGTATGCCCACACTCAAGGATGTGCTTATATTTAACTTTTCCCCAAGCACCTTCCCGGCTCACTTCGACTATTTTCCGTCTTGGTGCGCGGCGGTGCTCCGTGGTCACGTCAATTATCTAAATTAAAACTATTTAAAGTTTTATTAGAAGATGCCTAGTCCAATAAGCTTGCGTAGAAAACTTTTCTTTTTCTTCGCAGGGACTACCGGCTTTGGAGCTGGAGCTACTGGCTTTGGTGCAGGAGTAACAGTTTTCGCAACGGCTTTTTTAGCTACTGCATTTACTGGTTTTGTCGTTTTGGTTTTCTTTTCTGTTGTCATAAATAGAATACTAGTATATTGAAATATCCATATATGGGAACTACTAAAATATCTCCCCTATCGCAGGGACAACTAGTTTAGTCTGGGTAGGTGGATGATTATCAGGACTGCCTAAGCAAAATGGCCTTAATCATGACTGCGGCCCAGTTAGCTAAACTCAATACCGTTAAAGATGCCGGGGTAGGGGAAGATTTGAGTATGAACTTCTTCGGTTGGGTTGATAATCAACTGGTCGTGGTATGCCAAATGAAAAGACATCTTATGGCCCTATCTGTAGACAGAAGGTTGCATTTAGCGGCAGAACTTTGTTCTATTCTGAGACGTTATTGGAAAGTTGACTCCATCGCCATGGTGGCTGAGGGGTATTGTTCGCTAGACCAAAATAAGACAAAAGGTTTGGAATTAGCAACAGCATTCTTGGACCCAAAAATAAACGTTAAAGAGTGCATAACTGTAAGCCATGCTGAAGTGGAATCTGATGGCAGGGCTCCCGCATACGTCAGTATGGTTGCGATTCCTTATTCATATGGTCTCAATAAAACAATAGATTGGTCTGAAATACTAATTTATCCGAAAGGTCCTGACGCCCAATTAAGGAATGGCCTATATCCAAGAATGCTCCAATCGGTTTTGGCAGAATCTGTCGTAGACGATTTACCTATGGAGTCTTACGACGAGCTAAGGATGCTGATAGGCAAAAATGGATTCTCTATTGAGGAGTTCAATTAATGTATAATGTTAAATGCCATTCTATGAATCGCCATCTTTCCAAGACAAGGCGAGCATCGGCCTAATTCGTAATAACGACACGAGTAATTCTGAAAGATTGCCCTGCCCGGTATGCGGTCACATAACTGGCGACTGTAGTGGGGAATCAGAACCACCAGAACACATTATTGGTTATGGCGCTACCGATGAGCTCAAAAAAACACAAAATTTCTTAGTGGAAGAAGACATCTTAGAAACAATGCAGATAACCCCGTTCACAAGCATTCAAGTAATTGTCCATGCCAAAGGAAAATATATCTCGTACACAGAAGCTGAAAAATTAGGTCTAATCAAGAATAATTAAAATAATTATAGACCATTTCAGTATTCGTTTTTGGGTT